GAGGGGTCGCGGTCATAGTTGATGAAACAAACGTAGAGAACCTACGCAAGGAGTTAATTAGTTATGTCCAAGAAAGAAAAGATTCTCAGCCTATTGTCGCAAGGCAAGAAGGTGAGCGAGGTAGCGAAGGCAACAAAGTCAACCACAAAGTACGTGTATTTCGTCCGGTGGACTGACAAACAGAAGCAGTCGAAGATCGTTAAAGCGGTCACAGAGATGAAGGCCACGCTCAATGCGTTGGACAAGATCAAAGACAAACCCGATCCGGTCAACCGCCCTGCACACTACACAGCGGGTGGAATAGATTTTATAGACTTTGCTGAAGCCAAGGGGCTGACCGAGAACGCTTACCTGTTCAACGTGGTGAAATACGTTGTTCGAGCAGGGAAGAAGGTCGATGTCGATCCGGTGCAGGATCTTGAGAAAGCAGAGTTTTACCTGAAGCGAGAGATAGCCCGGAGGAAACGGGCGTGACCAAACCCAAGAATGAGTTTGCCTTTCCACAGTTGGAAGGTGAGCGTCTGAAGTGGTGGGGACACGGCATGACTTTGCGGGATTACTTTGCAGCCAAGGCGATGCAGGGTTACGTCATATCCCACGGCGTAGTGCTACGCCCCGAAGAAGTCACCAAACTTGCCTATGCCACAGCCGATGCGATGCTGTCAGAACGCGAGGTGAAGAAATGATCGAGAAAGATTATTTACCACAGTACGCTGCCGAAGCCGTACGTGATCTGGAACTAGGATATAAAAACGCTGTCCGAGAGGCCGCAGCGTATCACGGTTCCGACAAGCAACATTTTTTAGCATTTGCTGAATCCTACAGATACATAGCGAGTTTGCTCAGGCAAGCGACACATATTGTGCTGCCGCCAAACGGCGAGATCTATAGAGATAATAAAGTGACAGGGCCGAGTGACCAAGAGTGTCCGTCGCTGACAGGATTACCCGCGCCTATCACATCGTTTGAGTACGCATGGACTCATGATTTAGACGGCCATGTAAACCCGTCATATAGTCTTATTAACGAACCGATGTCGATGGCGAATCCTCCCAAGCGGATTGCGTTGGTAATAGACGGCAAACAGTTAGTCGAAATAGAAGGAGAAGATAAATCCTTACCGACTAAAATTTGTTTCATGAGTATTTGCTATCACGAAAGCGTGAAGCGATGGAATCCTCAGCCAACAAGTGTGACAGTACTTGATCCGTTCAAAGTTTATCCGATGAGTTATCCAGACGGTAGAAAAGGATGGGGAACGCAAGCAGAGGTCTATGATCTGGTTAATAACAGGTACATTGAAGAAAAGGATAAAGAACTTGGCTCAGCAATTTTTTCTGAGTTTCAAGGCGACATAAGTTTAGTAGTCCAAGCCTGTCATGCCCTACGTGTCGGTGCGGTGTTGGAGCATCGTAAGGAAAAGTCTTACACCAAGAATCGTACGATGGATAAGCAGGGTGTGGGTGGGTTTGAGTATCACGTATTGAGACTGCCTCACGGTACGGTGAAAGAAACATTGGGTAGCCGAGAAGGAAGTGACCGAGATGGTCCAAGATATCATTTCCGGAGAGCGCACCTGCGGAACTTGTCTACCGGAGCGCAAACGTTTGTTCGATCATGTTTCGTAGGTAACCGCGAGAAGGGTGTGATTGAAAAGAGTTATGAAATTAAAAAGGAGGTAGCAGCATGAATCCGGTACAAATTGGACGACAACGATTTAGCAATATCTTCTGGGGTATCATGGACGAGAAGGTAAATGACTTCCCGTACGAGACCATCGAAAAGATTATTGAAGAACAACAGAGGCTGCGAGTTGACGCAGACTACAACACTGGTTCAGTTCCGTACGACGATGCGGTAGAACTTTATAAATTGGTGGCATTCTTTAAGCCGAAGGCTATTGCCGAAGTGGGCACGTTCATCGGGGTCTCTACCCGAACCATGCGTGAGGCCATGCCGTCAGCAAAGATATATACCTGCGATGTATCCAATCAGATACAGATAAGTCAAAGCGACACGGGCATCTTCCAATACCCCAAGCAGTCATCGACACAGATGTTCAAGGACTTGGCCGACAAGAAGATTGGCATTGATCTGATCTACTTTGATGGCAGGGTTCAAGAAGAAGATTTCCAGTACCTGCCGAGCATCATCCATGACCACACCATCTTTGTTTTTGATGACTTTGAAGGCATTGAGAAGGGTACGGTCAATGCCATGCGGTTGGAATCTGGCACACGTGTACTGATCTACCCACGTGAAGGCAGGAAGACGGCGGTATCTCTCCCGTTCACCATGCTGCACTTTGTAGCGCAGGAGGCTGTGTGATCAAGTGGCTACTAGGTTTCTTCAAACGTGCGGATGAGTTCCGTAAGAAAGAATGGGCACACGTGCCACCCCCGGCATGGGGAGCGAAGCGTAGTGGGAGGGATTACTGGTGAAGGATCACGAACAATTAGTTAAGGAATCGCATCGGCTGATCAAAGAACTTGTTGATGTCGGCAATCAAGCCATATCGACTTATGGCGACAGCGACTTTAAGAAATGCTACGAAGTATTTAATGCGTTGGCGAATGTGACCGGCCCCCTCGCGTTTTTCTATTTGCAGCGTGGACGTTGTAATTGGGAACTGCGACGGTGGGATAAAGCCGAGGCCGATTTCAGAGCCGCTGACTATTTGGATCCTATCAACAGCGCGGATATCAAATGGGTGCTAGGTCTGTTCTATTTGCAGCAGAACAGATTTAAAGATTGTTGGCCGTTGTACGAGAGACGGTGGCAGTCTGTAAAGTTTACGACTCCCAAACTTAAAACCAACAAGCCACGGTGGAAGCCCGGCAAAGGTTATAAGTCTGTGCTGGTGTGGCCTGAGCAAGGCGTGGGTGATGTGGTTATTTACTCATCTTTGCTGCGGGAGTTGGCGAAGCACGTTGATAAAGTCACGATGCTGATTGATTTCCGTTTGCTGCCGATTTACCAACGCTCTATGCCTGAGATCAATTTCGAGCCGGGTAACACAAGAGTCATGGACGAGGATCACGACTCGCACATTCCGATTGCTAGTTTGGGCAGTCACTTCATCAATGGGCTAGAAGATTTTGAACGACACCGAGCGGTTAACTTTTTAAAGCCCGACGAAGAAAAAGCGAACGAACTGCGGAAACGATTCGGCATCAAGCCCGAAGACTTTGTTGTAGGAGTTTCTTGGGGAAGCATGGCTCCCGCGATTGGCCCTCATAAAAGCATGGGGCTGAATGAACTATTACCTGTTTTTAATTTGGAGAACGTCAAGTTCATCAATCTTCAGTACGGACAGGTTCAACCGGCTATTCAAGAGTTGAAAGAGAAACATGGTGTGGAGTTGATCTGTGCCGAGGATATTGACAACTTTTTAAATTTAAACGGACTCACAGCACTGATGAGTTTGTGTGATGTGGTGGTGTCTGTCAGTAGTGCGACGGTACATTTCGCGGGGGCTATGGGCATCCCAGTTTTACTGTTTGATGCAAACAAGTTGTGGTACTGGGGAAATAAGCGCGGTCAACAGAGCCTGTGGTATCCGTCAGTCAAGATTTTTCCACGTGACAGCATGGCAACGCCGTGGACAAGGCAGATTCTGCGTGTTGCTCATGATGTTAGAAAACTACGTAATGCGAAGTTAGGTATCGAAGAGATCGAGCCGCCCAAGACAACGTTTGTGTTCTTCCACGTGGGGCAGGACATTTACTTCCCCCGCAAAACGGTTGGCTCTATCTTGGCAACGAACCCTAACGCAGAGATTGTGATGTGTACGGACAAGACAACTCCGCACATCGAGGGCGTCACGCATCGGTTTGAGATTGAGTGCGACCGTAATGAACTCATGACGGCAAGGCTCAAAGCGTTTGCTCGACTCCGTTGCCCACACCCGGCTATGTATATCGACACCGATATGCTGGTGCAGCAGAGACTTGATGCTAAAGAACTTCTGGGAGACAAGGATGTGTTGTTCTGTCGCCGGTTCTTTCAACGCGACTACGAGTTTATTACCGAGCAGCGCGGCATACGGTTTGATGAATACGCAGGGAAGAAGATTGATGAGGTCTACCCCATAATCGCCTGTTTCACGGTGACTAAAGACTTTACTCCGTGGGTGAAGATGTACGAGATGCTTGAGGAGATCGACCCGAAGTATCGAAAGTGGTACGGCGATCAAGAAGTCATGAAGCGACTCGCTGTGATGGCAGAAGAATTTAATATCGGATATTTGAGTGAAGAAGATTACGGCTGTCTCCCCGAGTTTGCGGAAGGCAGGTCGCCCAAAGTTCTGCACTACAAAGGTCCGAATCGTAAAGAAGCATTTGAGGTGGCGTGATGAAGATTTTTATTGGTTGGGACAGCCGCGAGGACGTTGCATATCAAGTGTGCAAAGAGTCGTTGCTGCGACACACATCTGTCCCGCTAGACATACAACCTATTAAGCAACAGGAGATGCGCGAAAAGAACTTGTACTGGCGGGAGCATGATCCTTTCTCTTCTACTGAGTTTTCCTTCACCCGTTTTCTCGTGCCGTATCTTGCAGGATACAAAGGGTGGGCGGTGTTCATGGATTGCGACTTTCTCTGGCGAGGGGACGTAGCGGGACTGATGGACTATGCAAACCCGTATTACGGTGCGATGGTGGTCAAGCATGACTACAAGCCGAAGGAAGCAACCAAGATGGACGGGGCAGTGCAACACCAATACCCAAGAAAAAATTGGTCGAGCCTGATTCTCTTTAACTGTGAGCATCTGCATATCAAGGCGGTAACACCCGAGTTGGTCAACCGTGAGAGTGGGATGTTTCTACATCAGTTACGGTTCTTATGGGACGCCTGTATTGGGGAGTTACCCATAGCCTACAACTATCTTGAGGGATGGCATACGAGGAACGATTGCCCGAACCCTGTCGCTGTTCACTTCACCAGAGGCGGTCCTTGGTTCAAGGATTGGGTAGATGTCGAATACGGTGAAGAGTGGATGGCAGTGGCAAAGGAGATGTGACATGAGTGAGTACGGCGATACAGTTCCCTTGGATGAGGGTGAGACCGCGACTTATTTGATCCTACCTACGCAGAAACAACCTAATTCAAATCAGGTCGTACATGAAGTTACGTGGTGTAAAATTGGAGACGCGGGTGATCTTGAGTACATCAACTGGGAAGCGATAGAAAACTTTGCCAGAGAGTATGACGAGATTGGTAACGAAGGCGAACGCAATCAAAGCCAAGTTATCTGCAAGTTATTAACACTAGTGCGAGAGCAAACAAGGAAGGAGTGTTTAAATGTTTAAGCCCAGTCTTGAACAACAGTTACGGGAAAAAGTCCCGACTCTTGATTATAAAATTACGGATGACTTTGTTGGCGTGTTTGATGGAGTGTTTCCTGCTGAGTATTGCCAAAATTGGATCAAACACTTTGATAAAGTAGACGCAGCAGGAATGTCGTATTCCCGAGTTCAGGGGATGGATCGCCCGTCTCACGTAAATAAAGATCAGGCAGTGGATTTTCCCAACTGTTCGATGTACACGAACGATGAATTGCGTATTGAGTGTGGTGATTTTAATACGGGTTTTTGGAGTATCTGTTACCCACTTTATGCAGAGAAGTATTCAATCCTGCAAACATCAGATCCACACAGAATATACACGATCAAAATTCAAAAAACAGTACCCGGTGGCGGCTACCACGTATGGCACGCAGAAGATAATACTCGTTTACATCGTAGCCGAGTATTGGTGTTCACTCTTTATTTAAACGACGTTGAAGAAGGCGGAGAGACTGAGTTCCTGTATTTAAGCAAACGAGTACAGCCGAAGACTGGGCGTATGGTGATTTGGCCAGCCGGATTCACGCATACCCATCGCGGCAATCCTCCGTTGAAAGGCGACAAGTACATCATCACGGGGTGGGTGGAGTTTTGATTAAATGGATAAAAAATATAAAAAACCGTCACGATTTAATTTGGCGATTTCGTTTGAGCAGTACAAAATCTTAATGGAACGCAAGCGGGAGGCCAGAGAAAATCATGACAGGGTGCGGTACAAAGACTTAGAGAAAGAGTGGGGCATTAAACAGCACCACATGGCATCAGCAGTTCATCGTGGAATAAAAGAGTATGACCACAGAATCGAAGCCGAAAGCGGTAATAGACGATATATCCCCACCCGGATCGTGGAAAGACGAGTTGAACGCCGCCCCTTGGGGATATGGCCAGAGTCAGCAGTCGCTAGTCGAACGATCCTTAGAGAATATACGGAGGGCGGGACTGTCAGACGAGGCTACAGTCCTTTCATTAGAGCTTCTTACTTTGAGGAATGAATTGGAGTATTTACGTGGAAATCGAAGATGATATTCTTGATCTGATTCAGGCACTCCCTGCCAACATCAACGACGCCTCTACGACGACAGAGATGAAGTTTTTGACGGTTGGTAGCGTGTTGTGGGCTTGTCGAGACGAAATTATTTACCTACGTAGAGAGGTAGCGAGGTTGAAAGATGACAGTCGTCGTAAAAGAAAGAAGGTGTACGGAGTGCAAGCGGAAATTCGCTAGTCCGGAGTCGTTCCGGTCACACAAGTACAAGTTCGGTCAGTGCCGGTCTATCGAGGCTTTGAGATTGGCAGGGTTCATAGAGACGGGTAAAGGGTGGAAGTTCATTAGGGTGGTTAACACATGATTTACTCAGGCGCGGGGCCACTGCCCCGACACACATATTGCTACGTTCAGCCACACGCTTTCGGTAACGAAGATTGGCTGCGCGTGTCGTGGTTTGGTTTAGTCAGTCATCCCGGTCGTACGTGGGGATGCCATGTAATGCTTGAATGCGGAGCGGTATACCGCAACGTGCCACTGCATCAACTAACGCACAAGATTACAACTACATCACTAGATTGGAAACCGGGCGACAGCCAGACATGGGATTGCTACGGCCATCACTTCAGCATGGTGGAGTATCCGTTTCTTGAAGGAGTGCCTTTGCGCGTTCGCTTGCGATCTAAAATAGAATTGACTGGCCGGTATATGTTTACCGCCATACCTATGCTCGATGGGTTTAGTTTAGAACCGGAGCAGTCGAAGGAGTTTTACTTCATCAAGTTGGACAACGGCAGGTTCACGGCACAGCCCACTAATCACATTCTCGTGCAGGATAAGTCTTTCATCACGGCATCCGAATGGCCTAGATTGGAACGGCAAACGGACACATGGAGCGTAGACCCATGAGTTTCGTAACACTAGATTTTGAGACGTACTATTCGCATCAGTTCAGTCTCAGTCGGATGACCACGGAAGAATACATCCGTAGTCCATTGTTTGAAGTCATCGGCGTAGCGATGAAGATCGACGATGACGAAACGCAATGGTTTAGTGGAACCAAGCAAGAGATTAAAGCATGGCTAAACCAAGTTGATTGGAGTACATCAGCCCTGCTGTGCCACAACACGCAATTCGATGGAGGGATTCTCTCCTTCATCTTTGACATCACCCCTGCGTACTATTTCGACACGCTCTGCATGGCTCGGGCTAAGCATGGCGTTGATGTAAGTGGATCTCTAGCGAATCTGGTTAAGAGGTATGGGCTAGGTGAAAAAGGTACGGAAGTTGTCGATGCCCTTGGGAAACGTCGGCAAGACTTTGCTCCTGCTGATCTGCATCGTTATGGGGATTATTGCATTAACGATGTCAATCTTACTTTCAGGCTTTTCAACCTTTTTATCGAAGATTATTTCCCGCAGTCAGAGTTAGACCTGATCGACATGACCCTGCGGATGTACACCATCCCAACCCTCACAGTGGACGATGCGCTGCTAGTCGAGCGACTTGAAGAGATCAAGCAGGAAAAGAATGAACTCTTGGCGGGATTGAAAGGGGTACTAGACGTTGGGAGTGAGGAAGAGGTTCGGGCGAAGTTAGCCAGCAATCCGCAATTCGCTGCCATACTAAAAGAACTCGGCATCCCTGTGCCGATGAAGATTAGTCCAACAACCGGTAAGGAAACGTTTGCACTTGCTAAAAACGACGAAGGGTTTATTGAACTCTTAGAACACGAAGACCCACTTATCCAACAACTCTGCTCTGTCCGGTTGGGTACGAAGTCCACCATCGAGGAGTCGCGCATTGAACGATTCATCGGGATCGGGGCGCGGAACGGGGGCAAGGTTCCCATCCCGCTGAAGTATTACGGAGCGCACACCGGGCGTTGGGCAGGATCGGACTCGGTTAATTTCCAGAACCTGCCTAGTCGTGATAAGAAAAAGAAAACACTGAAGAAGTCGATTATGGCCCCCGCAGGCCATGTCGTTATCAACTGTGACTCTTCTCAGATTGAGGCGCGTGTACTGGCTTGGCTGGCTGGACAGGATGATGTCACCGCACAGTTCGCCAAGGGTGACGATGTGTATTCGATCTTTGCTACGAAGATCTACAAGAAGCCCATCAGCAAGGCTGATCCTGTCGAGCGGTTCGTCGGTAAGACCTGCATCCTTGGACTGGGTTACGGCACAGGGGCTAAGAAGTTACAGCACACACTCAAGACGCAACCACCGGGGGCTGACCTGCCTGAAGACGAGTGCAAGCGCATCGTGAATCTGTACCGCGATTCAAACCACATGATCACGGATCTATGGCGAGATTGCGATAGTGCGCTACCGCACTTATCGTCATGGCCTGATAATTTAAAATCTTACCCCATAGGCAAGAACAAGTGTGTATGGGCTACCTCTTCGGGAATACTTCTCCCAAATAAATTGTTTATACGATACCCAGATCTCAGACTCAGCGATAAGAAATATATCTACAAGTCTCGCAAGGGCATCACGAGTATATGGGGTGGGGCGATGGTTGAGAACATCGTGCAAGCCTTGGCTCGGATTATCGTTGGTGAGCAGATGCTCAAGATCCGGGAGCGGTATCGTCCTGTCCTAACGGTGCATGACGCAGCGGTAATCGTCGTACCAAAAGATGAATTAAACCAAGCAGTTGCGTTTATAACCGAAGTAATGTCTACTCCCCCTAGTTGGGCTAGTGGGTTGCCCGTTGCTTGCGAGGCCAAGTACGGGGAGTCCTATGGGGATTGTTAGTGATTCAGTGGTCGTTCAGCAGTCTTAAAGACTACATAAATTGTCCGAAACAGTACTACCACACCAAGGTAGCCAAGGACTTTGTTAAGAAAACCACGGAGCAGATGCTCTATGGCACGGCTGTTCATAAGGCTTGCGAGGATTACGTCCGTGACGGGACACCACTTGCCAAGAATTATGAACGTTTTAAGCCACAGTTAGACGCGCTAATCGCGATAGCCGGTTCGCGATATTGTGAACATGAGATGGCAATATCAAAAACTCACGAGCCGTGCGCGTTTGACTCGGAGGATAGGTGGGTACGGGGCATCGTTGACTTACTGATCGTGGACGGAGCCGATGCTTACATTGTGGACTACAAGACCGGCAGTCACCGATACCCTGACCCGAAGCAGTTAAAGTTGATGGCCTTGATGACGTTTGCTCACTTCCCCGAGGTTGAGCGGATCAAGGCAGGTCTGTTGTTCGTGATGCACAACGTTTTTGTGACTGAGGAATATGCGAGATCTGACATAAATAAGTTGTGGGAGAACTTCCTCCCGGTACTGAGTGCTATTCAGATCTCTCATGAAAACAATATGTGGATGGCAAAGCCGGGTGGCCTGTGTGGATGGTGTCCGGTTAGCACTTGCAAGTTTTATAAGGAGCGATGAGATGCCATACGTAAACAAGGCACGGCCTTACAAAAAAGAGTACAAGCAGCAGGTTGAGCGTGGTGAACACGAGAACCGCATGGAGCGTCAGCGTGCGCGGCGATCCTATGACAAGAAAGGTATTAGCCGAAAAGGTAAAGATATTGCCCATGTGAAGGCGCTTTCTAAAGGTGGCAGTAACTCAACCGGGACTCGGTTGGAACCACCGTCAAAAAACCGTTCATTCCGTAGAACTTCCAGCGGTGCTATGAAATAATGCACGAGGCGTGAGTGTGCTGTAGGGGAGTTTCCCACCCACTTCTCCCCCCAATAACCGCGCCAGTTGACGATAGGGACTCGCTACCTCGATGAATCCCCCTAGGCGTCAGCCGTCTAGCCCACGATACGGGCCTTTAGTAACAAAGGTACAGTATGCAAATAGTAGACAACGCAGCGGTGCAGATAACCGCATCCAATAACTTCGCTACCGAAATCACATCTCGGCTAGAACGTAGCGAAATCCTCAAAGACAACAAGCACAGCAAGGAAGTCCTGATCTGTTGGGATCACGGCGAGATGAAGATTCTCGCTGAGTACCTAGATCGTTACCTCCCTAACCCCAACGTGCCCAAGATTCCCTCGCCCATGCAGAGGGACTACGACTGGCCGGGCTTCTACAAACCCTTCGACCATCAACGCGACACGGCAGAGTTTCTGTCCCTGCGTCAACGAGCCTTCTGCTTTAACGAGGCCGGGACAGGCAAGACATCAGCGGTGGTCTGGGCTGCTGACTACTTGATGAAACAGGGCATCATCAAGAAAGTGCTAGTCATCTGCCCGTTGTCAATTATGTATTCAGCATGGCAAGCCGACATCTTTAAGACGGCAATGCACAGAACGTGTGGTGTCGCACACGGCTCATCTTCAAAGCGTAAGAAAATATTAGATGAGAACTTTGACTTTACGATTATTAACTATGACGGCACAGCGGTCGTACTAGAAGACTTACAGCAAGCCAAGTTCGATCTCATCGTGATTGACGAGGCCAACGCTTATAAGAGTCCAAGCACGAAGCGATGGAAGAACCTTGCCAAGTTGATTCAGGCAGACACATGGCTATGGATGTTGACGGGAACCCCTGCCGCACAGTCGCCGGTCGATGCGTTTGGATTAGCTAAATTGGTTAGTCCGGGGCGCGTTCCCAAGTTCTCAACTGCATGGCGTGATCGCGTCATGGTGCAGGTCAGCAAATTTAAATGGGTTCCGAAACACGTGGCTACTGACGAGGTGTACCGTGCGCTACAACCAGCGGTTCGATATACCAAGAAGGAGTGTTTAGATCTTCCAGAAATTATTTACCAAACCCGAGACGTACAACTAAGTCCACAGGCGTCTAAGTATTACCATGCGTTAAAAAAGCAATTACTGATAGAAGCAGCCGGAGAGCAGGTATCCGCCGTCAATGCGGCAGCGGCTCTTAATAAACTTTTACAGATATCATCAGGTGCGGTGTACACCGACAAGCATGACGTTGTGCAGTTCGATATCGCACCACGTTTAAATGCGCTCAAAGAAGTGCTTGAAGAAACTACCAACAAGGTTGTAGTATTTGTTCCGTTCCTTCATGCTATCGACATCGTTACGGAATTCCTGACGAAAGAAGGCATAACGAACGAGGTAATAAACGGAAGTGTTTCAGCCCAGAATCGGCACGACGTTATCAACCGGTTCCAAACTGCGACAGATCCTAGAGTCCTAGTAATTCAGCCTCAATCTGCATCACACGGCGTAACGCTAACTGCTGCTGACACGGTTGTATTCTGGGCACCGGTAATGTCAGTAGAGACGTATCTACAGTGCATTGCTCGTATTGAGAGAGTAGGCCAAGTCAACAAAATGTCGGTGGTGCATCTGCGTGGATCGGAAGTTGAAAAGAAGATCTACACCATGCTCCAAGGCAAAGTTGATGACCATCAAAAGTTAGTAGACCTGTACAAGCAGGAGTTGGAGGAAGTATGAGTACAGATACAGATCAGTATGTCGAAGCGTATTTGTTAATACGCTCGGAGCGGGATAAGTTGCTCCGCGAGTATGAGGCAGCGGATGCCAAGTTGAAGGAAGACATGGCTAAGTTAGAAGCAGTCATGCTTGAGATGTGTAACGCAGTCAATGCCGATAGCATCAAGACGAAGCACGGCACGGTGATGAGGAAGTTAAACGAACGCTTCTTCTGTCAGGACTGGGAAAATTTCTACAAGTTCGTTTTAGATAACGAAGCAGTTCAGTTGCTTGAGCGGCGCATCCATCAGAGCAACTTTAAGCAGTTCCTTTCGGAGACCGCTATGGATGGTCTACCGCCGGGAGTGAATGTGATGCGTGAGTACGGTGTTTCAGTGCGTAAAGCCAGTAAGTGAGGAATTTATGAGTAACGATATCATTGCAAGTTTGAAGAGCGAACTCGCCCAAATCCAAGGCGGGGTCGATGACGATACCCGTGCAGTTGCCGGTGGCGGCGGGCTGTCTAAGCGCATCTCTATCAAGGGCGGCGTGTTTCGCAAGATGGCTGGTGGTAAGGAGATTGGCTCCATCGAAGATCGCCACATGAATGTGATCTTTGTGAAGATGGCTCACGCCCCAAGCCGCACTTACTACACGGGTGCGTACAAGGAAGGTGAGAAGATTTCTCCGGTGTGTTGGTCGTCTGATTCCAAGACGCCTGATCCGGAAGTGAAGACTCCGCAAGCCTCTGCCTGTGACAAGTGTCAGTTCTCTGTTAAGGGTTCTGGTCAAGGTGGCAGCGGCTCGGCGTGTCGTCTGTCGTGGCGTACGGCTGTGGTTCTCCCGCAAGATCCGAACGGCGATGTCATGCAGTTGGTTCTCCCGGCTACTTCCTGCTTTGGTAAGGAAGAGGGCGGTAAGTATCCGTTCCGTCCATACATTCAGATGCTTGCCAATAACAACATTTCGGCAGGTCGTGTAATCACGAAGATGCAGTTTGACACCAAGTCACCTGTACCAAAGTTGCTGTTCTCGCCTATTGGCGTTGTCCCTCAAGAGGATGCTGAGGCCGTGCAACGTCAGAAGGAGACTAAGGCAGCGGAGAACGCTGTTAAGTTGACCGTGTATCAGCAGGATGAAGGCGAAGAGACTGTGGTCGTTGCTACGGCTACGAGTGCTACGTTTAATCCGACTGAGGAGGCTGTTGCTGAACCCGTCGTTCGTGAGACCAAGAAGGCTGAACCGGCTGCGCCGTCTGGCGATGTGTCGGATGTCATCAAGAAGTGGTCTAAGAAGGGTTGATCAATGCCCCGCACGTATGGCGACAAGTTGCTACTTCAACTGCAACAGGCAGACGCTACTCTGTTAGGAGTACAACTTGGTCGCCTATGTGTTGAAGCGAACCTCCCCGTTGTATACGTAGCCGAAGCGTTGAATGTATCCCGTAATACGGTGCATTTATGGTTTAGGGGTCAGATGATGTACGAAGACAAGCGCAAGTTAGTCGAGGCTTTCATGCACCTTGTCAGGCAGGATCTGGACGCAGGGAAGTTACCTGCTCATAACCTTAAACAAGCGAAGGCATATATAGAGGAGATGCTTGGCCGAACTATTTGAGGTGCTACTCGTGGTTGGCGGGGTGGCTGTCGCCCCGCCTTTTTTATCTAAGTGGGTTGGTGTTCATGCGAAAACAATTTTACGAGAAAGTACTGCCCCCGCATGGCATCTACTGCGTTACCGAGATTGCTGTAGACAAGAAGGTAGTCAACCGGTTTGCAGAGAGCCTTGACGAGGTTGAGAACTTAGTTGAGCAAATAAATTCAGAAGGCAAGAACGTATTCATTGCCCTGAGTAATTTCAGCGGTCATAGTCGTATGGGCGACTATGCTGTGTCTTGTCGTTCCTTCTTTGTTGATTTAGATGTCAAGCCTGATAAGCCCGGTCATTACAGTAGTAAGGCTGAGGCAATCGAAGACCTAGATCATTTCCTGAAAGTTACGGAACTTCCCCCGCCGGTCGTCATCGACTCGGGTAACGGTATCCATGCGTATTGGCCGTTTGAAGAAGCCGTGCCGATTGCAGAGTGGAAGGCATATGCAGAGAAGTTTAAGCAACTCTGCCTAGATCATATGAAGATCGACCCGGTGGTGACGGCTGACATCACCCGGATCATGCGTTGTCCTGAGACGCTGAACTTCAAAACCGATCCTCCGAACCCTACGAAGTTCCTGACAGAAGAGATCAATCAGTATGACTTCGCTGCCTTTAAAGATTATTTAGGTGAAGTGGAGTTATCAACCGGATCAATTCTTGATCTTGTGCCGAAGGGATTGGATGAAGACACCCGGCAGATAGCCAAGTTTGACAACTTTGAAGTTACCTTCCAAGACATCGCTGAGATGAGTCTGGACGGCAACGGGTGCAATCAGATCAGGAATGCTCTGATTAACTCCAAGACGCTACCCGAACCTGTCTGGCATTCGGCGTTGTCCATCGCACGGCACTGCACGGATTGGGAGACTGCCATTCACTTGATGTCCGAGGATTACCCCGGATATAGCCCTGAAGCCACACTTAGGAAAGCGAATGAAACAGTTGGTAAGCCGCATAGTTGCGAAATTTTCGCGCAGCGAAACCCCGGTGGATGTGACGGATGTCCTCATAAGGGACGAATCACCAACCCACTTGCCATTGGAAGGAAGTTTGTTGCAGCCCCGGCAGAGGAAGTCACCGAGGAGGTCGCAGTTCGGGTCGAAGCGAATCCCCAAGAAGTTCCGCCATTTCCTAAAGCGATCCTACCCTATGTACGAGGACGAGCCGGGGGAGTTTACTACCTACCTCCCTCCGAAGAAGACGACGATGGAGTAAAGATCCAGCCACAACCGGTGTTGATATCGACTAATGAATTCTTTCCTATCAAGCGGATGTACGGTGAGTCGGACGGTGAACTGTTCCTAGTTCGGATCAAACTGCCTCACGAAGTTCGTGAGAAATACATCTCGATGGGCGAAGCGCAGTCGGTTGATAGCCTGAAAGACATTCTTGGTAAGGCCGGTATTGCACCGCCGAACCAGAACCTATGGCCTAAGATCGTGGATTACATTATGAAATGGGCACACTACCTACAGAGCCAGAACGCTGCCGACAAGATCTGTCACCAGATGGGGTGGACGGAAGGCAACGAGTCGTTCTTGATTGGTGAGACCGAAGTGATTGGCAACGGGATTACTCGCAGGGCGGCATCCAGTCCCTTAATACGTGACATATCGCGCCTCATGCGTCCGAAGGGTGACTTTCAGGTTTGGAAGGATTGCATCAATCAACTGAATCGCCCCGAGTTGGAGATGCAAGCGTTCGGTTTGTTTATCTCGTTTGGCTCCCCGCTGATGCGGTTTACATCCACAAACGGTATGACGTTCTGCTTCACGGGTACGTCAGGCGCAGCCAAGTCTGGGTCGCTCTATGCAGCACTCTCTGTGTGGGGTGCGCCCAAGCCGCTGAGCGTGTACGAGTCTACGGACAACGCCTTCAACAGCCGTGCCATGTCGCTCAAGAACATCATGATGGGCATGGACGAGATTCAGGAGAAACCGCCTGAGCAGATATCGAAGCTGATCCACCTTGTCTCCCAAGGCAAGGGCAAGATGCGTATGCAGAGTTCGATTAACGCCGAGCGTGAGCAGCAGGAGATTGCCTCCATGTTGTGCTTGATGTCATCGAACGTCTCGTTGTACGACCTGATCTTCAATAAGAAGGCTAACGCAAGTGGCGAGATTATGCGCCTTTTGGAGTACGTGCTTGTCCCGCCGTCGTACCTGACTTTGGAAGTGGGTAAAGAGATCTTCGATCCGCTGCATCGCCATCACGGTCATGCCGGTGTTGCCTTCATGGATGTACTTTTGACGATGGGCGACACGGAGATCCGTGCCCGTATTCAGAAGTGGAGTAAGCGTGTAACCGGTACGAAACTAGGTAGCAACGCAGCCTTCCGCTTCTACGAGACCGCTTTCAGTGCCATTTTTGCCGGTGCTGAGATTGCTAACGAGGCGGGTATTATTAACTTCGACATAGAAAGGGTATTTGACAAAGTGATACTTGAAACAATCAAAGTCCGGGATAACACCCAGAAGAACAGCATCACAGACTATGAAGGTCTAATCGGTGAGTTCTTAAACGACCACTGGCGTAAGGGCACGTTGATCTTCGACGAAGGCCGGGTAGTGAACGAGCCGTTTGGTGAACTCGTAGCCCGTGTTGAGATCGGCAACTCGACGCAGTATGTCTCCAAGAATAAATTCAAGCAGTACCTGACTAGTCGTAGCGTAGGCACGGCTGAGTTTGAGAAAGCCTTGGAGAAATCGACCGTCAAGTTAGAGTCGAAGAAGATGCGCCTGTCTACTGGTTGGAAAGCCGGTATGACGACTCCACCTATCCATGTGTACGCATTCCAGTACGAAGTACCAAAAGAGTTGTTAGATGACAATAAAGGTAGTGGAACCTGAGTGGATCTTCCCTTTCGAAGGTATGGCGGTTGGGGATAGTTTCTTTATCCCCACGCTGAAGATTCCTGAAATGCTGTACGTGATAGACTGCCGAGCCAAGGCCGCTCAAGTACGAGTGAAGGCTTACGCCTCGTCCAAGGAAGGACACCTCGGCGTTCGGGTCTGGCGTACCGCTTAGTCTTTCTTCTCTTCTTCTTTGCCGAACATCCGCTTCAGTATCGGCGGAGGCGGCTCTTCAAACTCTTCGCTCAACGCACGACGCATCTTCGGCGGCGAGTAAATACCGAACGTAGATTGGGCACTGCGGTTACGTCGCGTATTGTAAGAACTGATGATGCCTTCTGGCGTGATACGCATACCGTACTTTTTGACGGTCTCGTTCTCATTGAACTTATCAATCGCAGCCTTGGCTTCTTTCTTGCCCTCATCGTCTTCGCTAATACGAGCCAAGTACATCCTATCGAGGAGAGCCTTCTTCCGGTTCTCCAAGTCATTAATCTTCTTCGCCTTATCACCGGCTAGTTCTGAACGACGCGCTACTTCAACCGGCGAGAAGCCGAGAGACTGCATAAACAGTTCATACTTGTTGAAGTTATCGTATAGAACTTCCTTATCCCTAGTCAGCGCACCTTCCGTGTAGTACCGGTACGTTTTCAAGTTGTTCCGAATGAACGACGGCGTTACCGCTTCAACCGCACGGTCGTAATTACCTTCCTTGTAATCCTTGTATCCTCTGAATATGCCCATAGCCGCAGCGTAGGACGGACCGAAGATCTGCTCCATTGCGAACAGAATCGGGCCTACTTCTTCAACGCGCTTGTCGTCGTCCTTCCACAACAAATTGGCAAAGCCAGTACGAGAGGCAACGTCTGCCATCAGAAGTTCGTTGACCGGACCCTTGTTGGCAATCGAACCCACTGCACCACGCACGGCTGCTGCTGAATCCCACGGCTCGTCATCATCGCCAAGAATGTCATGCAGTATGTCAGCCATCACGGTCCCGGCCCCGAAGAACGGCATTCCCTGAATACCTGCAAACGTGAAGGCCATCGCGGAGATACCCAAGAACTGCTTGGCAGCAAGTTTCTGAACTTCCCGAGTCTCGCCCTTGACTGCATCGCGCAACAACTTGGCTTGCAGATAAATCATCGTCTGGGCGAAGTTCTTGAAGGTGAACGCCACCTTACCAAACCCGCTCTGGAATACTCGCGGCGAAGTCTCGGTCAGGGTTGTACCGTGAGTATCATTAATGAAGTCGATAGCGGTGTTGATAGCTTCGTCTACCTTGCCACCATTCTTCTTCATCTCTAGGTTGAACGCTGCAATCAACGTGATTTCACGGTTGTAACGCTCAGAGTTCTGGAATACCCAACCCAGTATCTGCTCGGTCTTAGCCTTCAGACCGATGTAATCCCCCATCCCGTAGTTCTGTTTTCTGCCTTCGATAACGTCATACCCCGTCGAGCGACGGATCGCACTCTGCCGTACAGCAGCGTCGTACAACTTCTTCAGCGGAGAATTAGCCGGTAGGCCGATACCAAACGAGAAGTCAGACGGGAACCGCTTCGCCCCGCCGGGAATGTTGTCATTATCCCACCCGCCCTTCATATACTGTTTCTGGGCGTCAGCCATTGCTTTCGTGGCATCAACGTTGCCGTACTTACCGGCAAGCATCGGGTAGACCACCATCGGCAACTGCGTCAGGTTGATCAAGGCCGTCGAGACGTTACCAATGATGTACCAGTAGTAACTAAACGAAGAGAGCGTGTTGACCAGAGGGCTGTTGGCAGGATCACGGAGGTAATCCATCTGCAACTCTAGGTTCTGCATCAACTTGTTGATTGCAAGGTTTTTGGACTGGGCAGCGGCAGTCTTAGCCTCCTGCTCAATCTCGCTGTATACCTTGTCAATCTCAGGTATGTATTCCAGATTGGTAAGTTGATTCGCCATACGGGATGCAACCGTGGCATAAACATTCATTAGATCAGACTCATAACCCTTGTACCCATCACGGGTACGGTACTGCTGTCGCACCGACTGAGCAGGAATTAAATCCAAATACATTTCAAACAAGGCGCGTTTAGTCGCTTGCGGAGCGCCCCGCTTATCCAACTCATCCAGAATACCAAAGAAGAAAGGCCCACCACCGGCTTGTTGAAACGCACCTTCAACACGAGCAAACTCTTGCATAGCAGTTCGAGGAATACCCGCCGCAACTGCCTCCTTGATAGCCATTTCACGTTCGCGATTAGACTTGAACGACATAACCACGGTTTCGTTATTCTGGTCTTGGTAGCGCAGCCAGTAGTCGCCCTCACGGAACAAGGGCAGGTAGACCTTTAGACGCTTCTGCGCCATTTGCCGCTCAAGTTTGCGTGCCGCACGCTTGGACAGGTTCTTTGAGATGAGCTTTAAGTACTCATCCGACATGTTCTTGTAACTCTGCAACATCTCAAAGTAGACCTTCTTCAGGTCAGCAGGCAGGGCGTTAAACTCCTTGGTGAGCGGATTGTTTGCCTCAGCCGGGTCATTGAAGTCGATACCCATGCGACCATCAGCACCCACCAAGCGCGTAGACTCGTGCGCGATACGGTAGAAATCATCCCGCATTTTCTGAGTCTTATCGCTGATAGCCTCGTTCCACTTACGGATATTTCTATCCAGAACTTCCTTGCGATCCTTGAGAGAACTTGCCCGTACGTTGACTACGTTTAGCAAGTCGCGGAGCTTCGGTAGTTCCTTCGCAAATAACTGTACCTGCTGAGGCAGAGACAGGAACGCATAGATACCCGAGCGCATATTGTCGGTAATGCGGGTCGAGTCGAGGATGTTGCGTACCGCTTCGTAAACGTTGCGGGTCAGGCTAGGCAGATTCTTAACTCTGTTACCAACCGCATTCAGCATGTAGTTGGTACGCATCCCCGGCATCGTGTCGGACTTGAGCCATGCAGAGATATCTTCTGGACCCATCTTGTCCAAGAAATCAGCCACGGCCTTGTTTGGTACGAACTTGTTACCGGTTATCTCAGAGACAATCTTGCGGATCTTACGAGCAATGTCGGCAAAGAACTTCTGCACGACAGTCATGGGCTTCTTATTAGTCGTCGCCCACTTAGATACGTTGTCAGCAAACCACTCGCTGAACGAAGTCCAGTACTCAAGATCCTCACCCGAGAATTTATACTCAGGCGGGTAGATGATGGCTTCTTGTGCCGTCGCCCGATTGCGCGTAGCCCGCACCATTTCGCGTGCAGTCTTGCCTTTACTAGCCTTAAGCCACTTCTCGTACTCTTCTTGGATCGCTGCCTTTACGTCGCTTGAAGCATTGTTATAAGCAGTGATCTGTACAACGTGCCCCAATTCGTGAGCAAGCGTTTCGATGCTCTGCTCTAACGTCCTAGAGGAGTCGTAAACAATAATGAAGTCTTTGGTGTTACCCCACTGTCCTGAGATACCAACTGTACCCTTGGGACGTAAATCAGATAAAAGACTATTGATGGCATAGTCACCAGACATCCCGTACTGGGTCTTGGCTTTGTCCATCGCGTCTGCATACGACGCTCCGGGCGGCAACATATCTTTCTTCGTTGCCAGAAATACCCGCACATCTCCCATGCCGAGCGTTTTCATCAAACCCGACAGCAACTTCTCAAAGCGCGGATCAACGCTCTCAGATACAACTACGTTGCCCTTGGCACCTGTGAACGGACCATCAGGCTTAGGCTCAGCCTCATATGAGCGAGTGCTGTATATAAGTTCTGATTCACCCGCAAAGAAGTCTTCAAACTCCCGTCGCTCAGCCTCTTCAGCCGTGCGGGGACGACGCTGCTCCAGAATACGACCGGATTCACGACGGAACGTGCCTACGTTGCCTACCGCAGACTTGATCTGGTTCGGGTCATATACGGCTAGGTTCTTAGTATTAAACTCTTTTACAAAGAACCCGTCATGCCCAAGATTTTTGATGAGGCGTTGAACAGGACGAGATTCAATGACCGGCCAAGAACCTTCTTCAACTAACCGTCTAAACTCAGGCGTAGATAAGGCGGTATCTCCTAAAAAGAAATTGCCAACGATGGCTTGTTTCACTCCGGGAGACTGTTTGTCGTATTCGGCTACAAGCGCATCGACCTGTTGCAGGTTCTGGTAATCAAACGGATTGTCTGCTTTGATATAGACAGGATATGTTGGTCCCGGATTTTTAACGCGAGTGCTATAAGTAAAACTTTCAGCAACATTTGGGTCAGGTGACGCAAAAATAGCCGCTGCTCTACCACGACGGAACTGCTCAATATCCCCTATAGGAGACCCGTGGTAGTAAACAATCGGACGATCCTGAGTATCTTTGACCTTACTGCGTCCAAACCAACGCTTAAAATTAGAGAGACCTTCCTGCGTAGGATAGACCGGGCGACCGTCGCTGTTGGTATCAGCAACAGATTCTTCTGCCGTGCGTTGTTTAAATGTTCGCAGTCCTGTTGATGCAGTAGTTAGCTCTTCAACCCGCTTGTTATACGCATCAAAAGCAGCGTTTTCGTATTCACTAAGTCCGTACTCTTGAAGTGTATCTCTTACATTATCTAAGTACGCACCGATAGAATCATTTAAATCCCTAAACGAATTTTGATCGGCAAAAGCACTCGCCGCATTTCCCCTAGCAATATCTATAGCTTCTTGTTGTTTGGCTTTCCTAGCCGCAATTTCTGCCTCAACCTCATCAACGGTTAGTGCAGGCTCGACTGCTCCTTCTCCCGGAACAACATCACTAGGAGTTCGTGCAGCAGGTTCCAGTCCTGCGACGGGAGTTTCCGGAGCAATTTGTCTTTGGGTAGTAAGTCCAGATGGAGGCACATTAGCGCCTCTTCCAACTGTTCCACCGACAGGCGGCTGAGTAATTGGCGGTGCTGTTGTTGCGGCTGCATCAGAGACACCCGGCGGGACAGGGGTAGTAGGAGTGACAGTGGGCTGTACATTTAGGGCTTTGGCAACGTCAGGTGAAACTCCCGCTGCCGTCACTTGGTCCTGCGTAATCGTAGGCTTAACGGGCGGCAACGTGCCATTCAGATGTTTGTAAAAAACGTCAATCTTTGTAGTAGTTCGATCAAATTCATTCTGTAAGTTGTTGCGGTATACGTCTAGCGGAATACGAGCGAGTGCAGCCTGTAGTTCAACTTGCTGCGGGTTAAAGAGGAGTTCTGCAAGTTGCTCTTGAGTGTCCTCTAACTTGTCGATTTCATCGTTGATTTGTTCGTTGTTCAGCGTCGTCACTTCATAACGAACGTTCTCAGGCGCGTCTTCAGCTGCCACTTTAGGCGGAGCATCAAGCAGTTCATCCTTCGACGCAGGTACAGCCGCCGTTGCCGGGGGAGGAGTAGGCGCAGTTGGGGGCGTAACAGTTGTAGCGGCAGGTGCAACAGGTGGTACTTCAGGCGGGGTCTCACTCGGCCCAACCAACTCACGAACACCCTGCACACCGGCACCGAGACCGCCGCCAACGATGGCTGCTTCAAGCGCAGTAAGTCCCGCAGTGCGGGGATCAAACCCTGCCTCGGTACCCGCAGTGGCACCAGCATAAGCAGCAGTTTCTTCGGTGGCTTCAGTACCTGCCTGAACCCCGGCTTCCTTACCAATACGACCGGCACGGGTAGCGGCTTCCGCACCCTTCTCCAGCAAGCGTCCTGTAGCAAATCGCTCAAGACTTCCTTCAACGATGGCCGCGCCAGTAGCGGCAGCTACGTCAGCAACGGTTGCTTGATCTAGCGTTTTGTTGTCATTAGCCAGACGTTCATTCAGGATCTCGTTAGACCGTGTGGCAATGTACGGAAGCGGTACAGTCACAGCCGCAGCCATGTCCGGAGCAGACGTAATTACGCGCTCAACGATGAACGGCACAGCAGTCAATGGGTTATCAGCCAAGTCACCGAGTTTGGTACTCGGCTCATAATTAATCTCTCGACCCCATTCGCGCAGACTGTTCGCCCAGTCGAACATGTACTGCATCTGATTTTCTTTGCGAACTTCTTCCAGAGATGGACGCTCTACACGTACGCCCTCTTTGTCTGCAACAACGCGGGTATCAAGGACAGGAGCCTTCTCAGCGATGAAGTCACCGATGGATTCACCAGCGCGGGCCGCAAGTTCAAGACCTGATCCAAGAAGTTCTGCACCACGACCCAATGCGCCCATGAACGGGTTGGCAGTGGTTTCGGGTTGAGGCGGAGCGGCTTTAGTACCGGGGACTAGACCACGTTTACGCGCTTCTTGTAACAGCGCGGCTTTATCAGGCGGCAGGATGCCACGACGCTCTGCTTCCAGCAAAAGTTGCAGGTTAGCCATGTGCTTTACTGATTTAGAGCGGCCAGCAATTCTTCATCCGACATCTGTGTAGGATCTGATACTCCTCCGGTAGGTGCTTCAAAGTCCTGCCCCAACGAAGCTGCTTCATAGTCTCGTCGTGCTTTGGCTTCAGCAGCCCGTGCTGCTTGGAGTGCCGCTCTAGTCTCAGCCGTGCCGTATGCAGCATCAGCCTCTTGAGCCTTTCTTAGCGCAGTGGTCGCGTTTCTATAGATATTTTGATAGTAACTTATCTGTGACCGACTCCCTGCACCGCCACGACCTGCATTCATATCGCTTATGAGACGGCGAATCTCACCATAAGTCGGGTTTGGCTCACCGTTCTCCAAGTACATCGGAGTAGTACGCAACGCTTCTTGCGCCCGAGCCAACGGCGAATCTTTCTGAATCCGAGCCAATTCCCGTGCCCTTGCCGCTGCGTCTTCTCGGTCTTTGTCACCCTCAACAGCCTTAACGTAATCGGTAATTTTTGTATCCCGCAACGTATTCGCAGCCGCGAGCTTCGTTTTGTAAGCGTTTATGTCGCCTTGCTTGAGAGCTTCACGAGCTTCTTGGCGCAGAACTTTCTCTTCCGCTGCCTTTTCTTTAGCAGCATTGACTTTCTCACGGCTGGCGCGTTTGCGCTCAACTGCCTTGGCCTTACTCTTAGCCATAGCAGACACGAGATCACCCGCATCGGAACCGGCTACGTCTGCCCAGAACGACTCTTCGTTAAGCGCAGCTTCTTCACCGGGCAGTAACCCGGCTCGTTGCTCAGCTTCTTTAGCCAATTCATCACGCATTTCAAGAGACTTAGCATACTGACCAAGCCCCGCTTCTTTAAGTTCTGCGTCTTGTTTAGCCAAGAACGCAGCGCGTCCTTCCGGAGTCTCAAGCGCCATCTGCTCACGCATCGCTTGTTGCGCTAACTCTTCATACGACTTAGGCAGCGTATACAGTTGGGGCGTGATGGACTTCGGCGCTTCAGGCTTACCGCCCTCTGCAAAAGCCACGATACCACCCATGTTGAAGCCTTGTGGATTATCCATTACTCCTGAATCTAATGAGGCAATACCGCGATCCATCGGGTTTTGCATTTCTTCGTAGTAACTCGTCGGACCACCAAGCCCAGCAACACCTTGCTGACCGCCAACAATAGACGACTCAAGATTGTTAAGTTGTTGCTTTAAGTTGCCGCCTTGCGGAGGTTGAGCCGGTGTTTGCTTCAGTCGCTCAAACTGTTTGAGCAGCGCGTACAAATCTACAAGCGGAGCAACGCCTGTTGCAGCCTGACTCTTTACGTACTGGATAGCCTGATCCACAGGCATACCCTTAGCCATCGCTCCTTGGAGCGAGGAGAGCATCGTCTTACCAGTTTCGCTTACCGGACCAATCATGGTTTAACTCCCGAAAGATCCAAACAGTCCACCAAGACCGCCAGTCAAACCTGCTATCTGCTGGAAAGTGCTTGGACCCTGCGTATAAATATTACGAGTCTCAGCAGACGACGGAGTACCGCGCAGCAGGTTCGACATGAACTCCAACTGCTTGTACGGATACGTCATTTCGTCAATGAAGCGTTGATAATTCGACTCCAACATCTTCTGTTTCTGCGCTTGCTGCTGAGCACCGGCACCCAACTGGGCACCGAGAATACCGGCTTGCTGCTGATATTGCTGTTGACCCAACGAACCAAGTTGACCCGCCGCAGCTAGCTGTTGTTGCAGACCTTGCAAGCCAAGACCAGCGCCGAACTGACGGGACTGCTCACCCAACTGCGTACCAGCCAGACCATACTGAGCGCGAGTTGCAGCATCCTGCATCGCTTGTTGCGATGCCTGTTGAAAGGCATTCTGAAGTCCAGTCGCCTGAATGTTTTGCAACTGCTCACTTAGATTGCGTTGCCCTTCGGCACGGACAAGAGCCTCACGAGTACCGCCCTTAGCACCGGCACGAGCCGCCGCAGCCGACATACCCGGAAGCTGCCGACCATAGTCTGCAATGGCCTGTTTCTTTTGCTGCTCAACGACGCCCTGCATGTACGGGGACATGTAAGCATCAAGACCGCCAGCCTGTGCATAAGGCGACTGATAATACTGTTGCTGACCAAGCGGATTGTATCGAGCAAGATCCTGCGCCTGAAGCGCGGCCAGCCCTGTGAAGCCAGTTGCTTGAGAAGTCTGAGGAGCGACCTGCATACGCGACAGGTCATTCATCGCTTGATTTTGAAGCGGACTAAACCCGGCAACTAGTTCGCCAGCGTAAGGCTGGAATCCGGACTCAAGGATTGGCTTACCTTGAGCGTCAGTCATCGGGCGCTTTGTTACTGGGTCAATCTTCTGCTTCGGGTACGTCAGTGCCGCGCCAAACCCAAGTATGTCTGTGGCATAACCTTTTGCCCAGTCCGGGATGTTGGAACTGATTGTTTCTGTTCTGGTCGGAGTTGCGTCAGCCATGTCTTTACCCTCTTCGCCGCTTCTTGGCGGGCGTTACACGGGGCAGGAACTTATCGGGGTTTACTTGGGGGGCTTGCTTGCCGGTCCCCGTTCGCGCACGACGAATCTGCTCCATCATTTTATACAGTTTTTTCGCACCTGCCTCGGTTGATCCGTTGCCAAGATGCGACACCACATCGGCGGGGATGACAAACTCACCGTCTGCCAAAGCTGCTCTCTGCACCCCTTTACCGCGAATTACGGCAGGGATATCGTCAGACATACCATCTCCCGGTCCACGCAGGAGCTTACCACCTGCCTGATATTCAGGCATCGACGGCATACCGCCTTGGGCAAACCCGAAGTTATACCCATCGGCCGGGTTCATCGCGCCACCCATACGAGGATCACGGGCAGGCAAAGAAGCGATACCGCCGGTCTGATACTTCTTAGTCTTTTTCACGATGCCTCCGGAGGCCATATCTTGAGAACCCTTAGAGCCACATCCATACCATTTTTCAAACTCGGAAGGTGTATATGAACGGCCTGAATCGTCCAAACATATTGTTGCAATACAGCGGTTATAGACCGTATCGAAGTAAGCCCCAAACGGACATTCCGGTTGCTCTCCACCTTTACCCGAATCGCCTTCATCACCGTCTCCACCGCGACCACTACATGGGTAGTCGCCATCAGTAGTACGACTATAAGTAGAATTATCGGGGCACGTGCCATAACACATGTTGCCATCTTGAACTTCGTCTTCGCGGCATTTACCTACTGGTTTTTCCGGACATTCTCCGCCGATGTACTCATCCGAATAAGTTCCGTCACCGCAATCAACTTTAGACTTCTTCGGCGGACATTTTTTATCTGGATACTCATCTGCGTAAGTACCGTCACCGCATGATGTTCTAAAACCAAATTCAATATCAGGTACGCAGTAATAAGGCCACTCAACACCAAGTTTTATAAGGAGATCATTAGGTACTGTACCCGGTGGACACAGTGAAGGCGGCTGATTGCAGCCCCAAATAGGGTGTTTTTCTGCGCCGTTTGGACATCTTTCAGGTGGTTTTTCCCCACCCGGATACCGGCATTTTCCAGTAATAGGATCTCTAATCTGACCTTTTTTACCAGTTTCTGCTTCGCAAGTTTCTGAACCAGCAGGTTTATCACAGTAGTAGACCTGCACAGGTTCACTACCGTCAGGACACCGCCCAGTGTCTTTACAAACACCGTTTTCGTCTACGTCTTCAGGCGCACACCCACCATACGGCGGTGGCGGAGGCGGTGGCGGAG